CATCAACAGTCGGACTAGGTCCCGATCAACTGCTTTCGTAAAGGAGATTTGCAGCAAGCTTCTTTCGAAGGAGAAAATCCAAGAGTGGCGCACGCGCAATCCGCTCATGGAAACACTCCGTTCGCCCAACATGTCCGAAGAACTATTCCACCGCACGCTCGACGAGATGTACGGATCAATGGGAGTCGACCTCGATGTGATCAAGAAAGTGATGATCAAAAGGGAGGTCTGCAAGGACAAAGGGGACGAGGGCAAACCACGACTTATCCTAAACGACGGCGCCGAGAATCAGCTCTCCGCCCTCTTGTGTGCGAAATGCATCGAAGACCTCTGGTTCAGCCAGACGAACGACCACATCAAACACAAGAGGCGCGAGGAGGCCCTCGGCGAGTTTATTAAGGATTCGCAGTCGCTTGGCAGAGACGCGTTTTTCATCGGAGGTGATGGCGCGTCGTGGGACTTTTCCATAAGTACAGATCTGAGGGTTTTGATTGAGAACCCTATCTTTGATCATGTGCACGGCATCCTCCACGCCCAGCTGAACGACGATTGCCACGACGACGCGGCAAAGAAATTCAAGCAGGGCAAGCACGCTCCTCGCCTGAAGGTGAAGGTGGATACCACGGAGACGAAGACGAAAAACGGTGCGGCCACGGCCAAAGCGTGGGTTGCCTTTAATCAGATCCGCCGTTCCGGCGATCGACTAACGGCGACTTTCAACCAAATGGTGAACTCCATCATCTGGCACGTCACTCTCTTCTTGGACCCCTTCGCCGCGATGATGCGTCCGCAAGACCGCCACGTCCTCCTTATGGAGGATTGCAAGGGCAACCCAATCAAGACTTTGATCCATAGCGCACGTGCCGTCAAGCGTTTCGAGGGAGACGACAGCGGCCTTGGCATGGTTCTATTCGACAAAACGGGTAACGTCTTTGCAGTGTCGGGCCCCGACAAGCGTGACCACGTCATGAGGTGCTTCGTTGACGGAGCAGTCTCGATTTGGCACGCGTTTGGGTTCAACATGACTTTGGAGTGGGCGTTTCAGGGCAGCAAATTTACGTTCATCGGCGTGGATATGCTCGTTGGCGAGACTGGTCTCGCCAACTGTTACGTCCCCGAGATTCTCCGCGCGTTGAGTACAGTCGCGTGGAGCACGTCACCTGAGCTTATCACTCAGGGTGTGGAC